TCGGCGCGGTTGATCGTCTAGTGTCGTCGGCGCCGCCCGCAGAAACAGCAATCCTGCTGCTTCTCGGCGACGTCTACCACATGAACGACCAGACCAACCAGACGCCCGCACACCGGCACCAGCTTGACGTCGACTCGCGCTTCGTCAAAGTCCTGCAGGTTGGCATTGAGACTTACCGGCACGCGATTCTCCGCGCGCTGCAGAAACACACCCGCGTGATTGTGAAAGCCGTTCCGGGCAATCACGACCCGCAAGCCATCTGGGCGCTAGCATTCACGCTGGCGGCATACTTCTCGAATGAGCCGCGGGTTGAAGTCGACCTGGGCCCGTCGAAATTCTGGTATTTCAAATTCGGCAAAGTGCTGATCGGTTCGACGCACGGCGATACAGCCAAGCATGAACAACTTGGCGGCATCATGGCATGCGATCGCGCCGAGGATTGGGGAGTAACCAAGCACAGGTACTGGTACACCGGCCATGTGCACTCCAAGGGCGTGAAGGAACTGCCTGGCGTCGTCTGTGAGTCTTTCCGGACGCTCGCCGCACAGGATGCATACGCCGCCGGCCACGGCTATCGCGCTGGCCGAGACATGTGCTGCATCGTGCACCATCGCGATCACGGTGAGATCGAGCGGCACCGCTGCGATGTGGGGATGCTCGAAGCCGCCTAACCTACCCCTCTCCATCGCGTGACAGGGTATAGCCGATAAATCGGCACAAATCATAGAAAGACCATGGGGCGCAAATCAAAACTCACCGAAGAACAATGGGCACAGATAAAAAGCCGCCTTCTCAACGGTGAATCAGGCCGCGCTTTGGCCGAAGAGTACGGCGTTTCGGAAACGGCGATCCGAAAAAAAGTAAGTTCGCAGGTTTCGGAAATAAAAAGCGTTGCAAATCAAATAGCTAGTGCGCAGACCGCACTTTCAAAGTTGCCGGTAAGTTCGCAGATAAGTGCGCAAACTTTGGCCCAGCGTCTCATATCGATTAGTAGTCACCTGGCTAGCGCAGCAGACTATGGTGCAGCCACCGCTCACCGGCTGGCTGGTATCGCGCACATGAAGGCCGCCGAGATTGACGACGGCGTCCCGCTCACAGAGGAAGGTGTGCAGACGCTGAAAGGAATCGCAGTCCTTTCCCGTATGGCGAATGAGGCAAGCGAGATCGGTGTGAACCTGCTCAGGGCGAACAAAGATATAGCTGCTGGCGCCGGCGAAGACGTACCGACGAGCCTCGATCACTTCTATGGAGCAAGCTAGCCGACCGACGCTGAATCCTGTTCTGCGGGACTTCTGGCGTACGCCGACGCGTAATCGCGTGCTGTATGGTGGCCGGGCCTCATCGAAGTCATGGGATGCAGCTGGCTTCGCAACCTTTCTGGCGAGCAACTACAAGCTTCGTTTCCTGTGCGTCCGGCAGTTCCAGAACAAGATCGAGGAATCGGTCTACACGCTGCTCAAGCATCAGATTGACCGGTTCGGGCTGAACAGCCAGTTCCGCGTGCTCGACAACAAGATCATTGGCCGCAAGACCGGTGCGGAGTTTCTGTTCTACGGTCTCTGGCGGTCGATCGACGAAATCAAGTCGCTCGAAGGCATCGACGTTCTCTGGATTGAGGAAGGTCACAACCTCTCCGAAGATCAGTGGAAGATCCTCGAGGCGACGATCCGTAAGCAAGGTTCGCAGGTCTGGATCATCTTCAACCCGCGGCTCTCGACCGACTTCGTCTACCGGCGCTTCGTTGTCAATCCGCCGCCGAACACGATTGTTCGGCGCATCAACTACGACGAGAACCCGTTCCTCTCGCAGACGATGCGGGACGTCATTGCAGCAGCTCAGGCTGAAGACGAAGATGAGTTCGCGCACATCTATCTTGGCGCGCCCAAGGATGACGATGACGACGCGATCATCAAGCGGTCATGGATCATGGCCGCGGTGGATGCGCATAAGGCGTTGGGTCTGGATGCATCTGGCCGGAAGCGCATTGGCTACGACATAGCTGACGGCGGCCCCGACAAATGTGCCCAGATTTACGCGCACGGCTCGATCGTATCGTGGGCCGATCTTTGGAAGGCTGGCGAGGACGAACTACTGAAGTCCTGCACCCGCGTCTGGAAGGCCGCGCAGGAACGCGGCGCTGCAGTCACATACGATTCGATCGGTGTAGGCGCGAGCGCTGGCGCGAAGTTTGGCGAGCTAAACACAAATGTCATTGACGGACGCGTCCAGTACCAGAAGTTCAACGCTGGTGCCGCAGTGTTCCGTCCCGAGTCAGAGTACAAGCAGGGCACGAAGAACAAGGACATGTTCCTGAATCTGAAGGCCCAGACATGGTGGCTGGTGGCCGACCGGTTCCGCAACACCTATAACGCTGTGCGCAAGGGCGAGAAGTTCAACGATGACGAACTGATCAGCCTGTCCAGTGATCTTCCCCATCTCGACCAGTTGATCGACGAACTGTCTACGCCGAAGCGCGACTACGACAACAACGGAAAGGTCAAGGTCGAAAGCAAAAAGGATCTGGCGAAGCGTGAGATTGCGTCGCCTAACTTGGCCGATGCGTTCGTGATGGTATTCGCGCCCGGGCTGGAGCCGATGCAGGTATCGCAAGACGCCCTCAAACAATTCGCCCGCATGGGTCAAACCAGATGAATCGCAGACAACGCAAGAAAGCACAGATGGCCGCGCAGCATGTGGCGCCCACTGTGCCAGCGAAGCCTGCGGGCATGCGCGTAACGACTGAGGCGGTTTTGACAATGCGGTCAAAGCCCGCTACGAAGGTACCCCTGTCGCAGGACGTGTTCAAGCCATACGAGCCGATTAAAGGCGTTCTGCCGACCGGTCATTCCGGCAGACAGATGGCCATGGACAGCGGGTTCGACGCCGGTGCCGCGCACAACCTCGGACTGCTCGACAACATCAATGCAGCGTTTGGCGAAGGTTACGCCTTTCCCGGCTTCACGGTACTTGCCAATTGGGCTCAGATCCCCGAGTTTCGCCGTCCTGCCGAGGTCTACGCGCGGGAGATGACCCGCAAGTGGATCAAGATTCAGGCTGTTGGTGAGACCGACAAGTCCGAAAAGATCAAGCGAATTGAGGCCGAGTTCAAGCGTCTGAACGTTCAGTCTGTGTTCCGCGAGGCAATCCAGCAAGATGGGCTGTACGGTCGCTCGCAGATCTTCATCGACGTCGGCATGCAGTCGGACCAACTTGACCCAGCTGAACTGAAGACTGAGTTGGTGGAATCGTCGGCTAAAGTCGGCGTCGGCTCCATTAAGCGTCTGGCTGTAATCGAGCCGATCTGGAGCTACCCGAACCGCTACAACGCGAATGATCCGCTGGATCCGACGTTCTACAAACCGATTTCGTGGTTTGTCATGGGCAAGGAGATTCACTCCAGCCGCCTGATGACGATCATCTCGCGCGACGTACCCGACATCCTGAAGCCGGCGTATGCCTTCTCAGGCCTGTCTCTGTCGCAGATGATGAAGCCGTACGTCGACAACTGGCTGCGCACACGTCAGTCGGTGTCTGATCTGGTCCACGCATTCACGGTCTGGACGCTCAAGACCAACATGTCGAACATCCTCAATGCCGGTGGCGCTGAGGGTTTCTACAACCGGATGCAGTTATTCAATCTCGGGCGCGACAATCACGGCGTCAACGCGATTGACAAGGATACGGAAGACTTCACCAATATATCGGCCCCGCTCGGGGGGTTGGACAGGCTCCAGGCGCAAAGCCAGGAGCAGCAATGTGCTCCGACAGGCCTTCCGCTGGTCTACCTAACTGGTATCACGCCAAGCGGACTGAATGCCACATCGGAAGGCGAAATAACTGTTTTCCAGGACACACTGTCCGCGAACCAGGAAATTTACACACCTCCGCTGTCGAAGATTCTCAACCTGGTGCAGTTGTCGCTGTTTGGCGAGATCGACCCGGATATTGGTTTCATCTGGGAGCCGATGCGTACGATGAGCGAGGAGCAGCGCGCGAATATCCGCAAGACGGAAGCCGATACAGATGCGATTCTGGTCGGAGCGGGCGTTCTGTTCCCGGAAGAGGTTCGCACGCGGGTGGCCGGCGAGGAGGACTCGCCGTATCAGGGGCTCGAGACGAACATCGATCTTCCTGACCCGCCTGAGCCCGAAGAAGGCCCAGAGGCAAAGGCTGCGAAGATCAGCGGGCAGCAAGAGCCAGTAGAAACAGAGGAAGCCTAGCCGTACCGGATTGCCCGGATGCGGCGAACCATCTCGGTTAGTTCCAGCTCCATCGCGTCAAACCGCGGCTTGCCGGCGCTATCGATCATGCCGTTCTTCAGCGTGAACATGTCCAGTTCGGTGTCCAGCAGGTCGGACAGGTTGAAGCGAGCCGAGAACTCATCGTTCTCGCCCACATAGACCACGACCCGCTGCGCTTCCTCATGGTCGTAGCCGACGTAATCGACGGCGATTCCTTCTTTCATTCTGGCTCCCGATGGCAAAGCTCGTTTCTCCGACCGGCAAGGATATTGTGCTGCGACCGGTGCGAGCGAACGCTGGTATTGAAGCGGCTTACAAGAAACAGTTGGACCGCTGGATTGACGCGATGCACAAGTCGCTGGTCTGGTGGATAAGCGCCCAATACCGTGCAAATCCACCGCCTAGCCTAGCACAGGATGCTGGCCTCGAGTCCTTTCGCGACGGTAGTCCGGCCAATGCCATGCGCCGCGCGATTCACCGCATGTCGCGACGTTGGATGAAGGCATTTGATAAGGGTTCGGGCGAACTGGCGAAGTACTTCGTTGACCGTGCAGCCGGCGCAACAGACATTCAGTTGCAGTCGATCCTGAAAAGCGCGGGTTTCACGGTCAAGTTCAAGACGACCGCAGAAGTCAACAACGCCATGCAGGCGGCGATTGGTGAGAACGTCGGGCTAATCAAGAGCATCGCATCCGAGCATCTGACGCAGGTTGAAGGCCTCGTCATGCGTCACATGCAGACCGGACGTGATCTGGGCGCATTGACCAGCGATCTGACTGAGCGATACGACATCACGAAAAAACGAGCCTCATTTATCGCGCGCGACCAGGCCAACAAGATGACCGCGGTCATCAACCGCACGCGCCAGAACGAACTCGGCATTACGCAGGCCCGCTGGAAGCATTCCGGCGCTGGCAAACATCCTCGCCTTTCCCACCTGGCGGCAGGCCGTGACAACGGCGGCAAAGGCGTGCTGTACGACGTGGCCAAAGGCTGCCTGATCGACGGCGAATACATCTGGCCCGGCCAGTTACCAAATTGCCGGTGCACGTCGCAAAGCGTGATACCGGGACTCGGAGATTGACATGGCTCTCGCCTCACTCGCACTAACCGCTGCAGTAGAGATCGCGGTAACAGCAACGTCCGCAAGAACGGTCATTCCGGCAACCGGGACGCCGACCACTGCGCTGCTGACGAATCTCGGCCCCGCTCCTGTTTTTGTTTTGATGGGTGATAACACCGTGGTTGCAACTTCGGCAACTGGGGCTGTGATCATGCCCGGAAAGCAGTTGCCCTTGACCATTGGCACGGCAACCAACGTCGCAGCGATCACGCTGAGCGGCGTAGCCGGCCTGAATCTGGCTGTTGGGACTTGACAATGGCAACGATCAAAGGCGCCGGGATCTGCATGATCTCGCCGCAAGGCAATGCATTGTTTCTGCTGCGTAGCCCGACGTCCAATCACCCCAACGAATGGGACTTCCCGGGCGGCAAAGCGGACGACGACGAAACGCCCGAGCAGACAGCTATCCGCGAGACGCGCGAGGAAATCGGGGGCATGCCGTACGGCGAGCTCCAGTTGATGACCAGCGTAGAAGACATCGAGGGCGTCGACTTCATCACGTTCCGCATGCATGTCATGCACGAGTTCAAGCCGAAGCTGCAGCTCGATGAGCACACTGCCTACAAGTGGGCGCCGCTCAGCGATCCACCGCAGCCGCTTCATCCGGGTGTCAAGGGAACAGTCCACGTCGCACTTGGCGTGCAAACAGCCGACGACGACAAGCCGGCCATGGACGGCCTCGCATTCGACCGGGCAAGCGTTCGCACGGTCGACCAGGACGGCCGGATGCGCGTCGAGATTTGCCATATCTCAAAGGCAATGGTCTGTCCATATCAGGGCAGCGAAATCCCGGGTTTCGACGAACTCGGTCTGGACCCGACGCGCATCTACATGCTTTTGCGCGATCCAGAGGAACTGAAGAAATCAGTTCCCACCTGGAACAGCGTACCGCTGCTTAACGAGCATGTTCCAGTCAGCGCGGCAGATCACAAGCCTGATTCGGTTGTCGGTGCTACTGGCAGCGACGCCGCATTCAATCCGCCCTATCTCGATAACTCGCTGGTTATCTGGGCGCAAGACTCCATTCGTGGGGTCGAAACCGGGCGACAGCAGGAGATCAGCTGCGCCTACTACTACGACCCGGATATGACGCCTGGCAACTATGAGGGCGTTCCTTATGACGGGGTAATGCGGAACATCCGCGCAAACCATGTAGCACTTGTGGAGAAGGGCCGCGCAGGCCCGGATGTCCTTGTTGCAGATTCAATCAACCCTACGGGAGCACTGACAGTGAGCAAGTCCCTCAGTAAAAAAGCAGTAATGGCAAAGGGAGCCTTGCTGGCTGTCCTGAAGCCGAAGATGGCCGCAGACGCCGCACTCGATCTGAATGCGATTCTGGCCGGCGTGAAGAAAAGCAACTGGCTTGACAAGAAGCCCGGCATTGTGGCCGCGATCAAGCCGTTGCTGGCCAAGGATGCTGACCTGGCCGACATCGTCGAATTGCTCGACAAGCTCGACGGCGAACAGCCTGACGACGACAACGTCGCACAGGACGAACCCGATCCGAAGTGCGCCGAAATCCTTGACATGCTCCGCGGCAAGATCAGCGACGAAGATCTTGCGCAGATTCAGGCCAAGATGTCGGCGCCCGCCGCAGCCCCCGCTGCTGCTGCTGACGAACCGCCGCAAACGGCGAACGCTGCGAATGCAGACCCGAAGGACGGCAAAGACAAGGAGCCGCTTCCGACTGCGAAGGATGACAAGGAAGGCATGGTGGACAAAACCGCGATGGACAAGGCGATCAAGCTTGCAGTTGACGCAGCGCGCCGCGAGACGGAAGAGCGCACGATCACCCGTCTGCGCGGCATCGCCGAAGCAGAGGAAGTCGTCAAGCCGTACGTCGGCAAGCTGACGGCAATGGACAGCGCAGAGGCCGTCTATAAGGCCGCACTCGAAGTGATGAAGATCGACGTCGCTGGCGTCCACCCGAGCGCATACAAGGCCGTGCTGGTTGCTCAGCCGAAGCCGGGCGATATGCCGAAGCCGCGCGTGGCAGCAGATGCCGCAATGCCTTCGGACTTCCTCGAAGCCTTCCCGGGCGCTGATCGCATCGGCCGCTAATCAACAGGACACAGGAGTAGATCATGGGTTTTCCCCGACAAGTAAATGTGGTCGCAGCACCGGCAGTTGCGGGTGACTTCTGCGACTCGAATCCGCGCTCGACGGTCGATGCTGGCGCAGGCGCGCTCATCGCTAGCGCTAGTGGTGTGAGCGTTGGCCTCTTCGCCTGGATCAACCCGACGGACAACATCTCGGTCAGCAACTTCGGCGCAGGCGCTCCGGATGGCTTCGTGCATCGCGACCAGCAAGCGATCATCACGCAGTATCTGGCTGATGACACGATGACGATGTATCAGGGCTCGCCGATCACGCTGTTCAATGCTGGCGGCTTCTGGGTGGTCAATGCGGGCTCGACCACATCGGCACTTAAGCAGGTCGCCTTCGCGAACAATTCGACTGGCGCGGTGCAGTTCGGCTCGAACTTCACCAGCGCAAGCGTGACGGGTTCGATCGCAGCCAATGTATTCACGGGCTCGATCGCGTCGAACGTCCTGACGATCACCGCCGTTACGACGGGTGTTCTCACCGCCGGCCAGACGATCAGCGGCACGAACGTCACGGCGGGCACGCAGATCCTCAGCCAGCTCACGGGTACGTCCGGTGGTGTTGGCACGTATCAGGTGAGCATTGTGCAGACCGTGGCGAGCACGACCATCACCGGTTCGGGCGGCACGATGACCGTTACGGCAGTTGGCTCGGGCGCAGTTGGCCTGGGTGATGCCCTGACCGGTTCTGGAGTCACCGCTGGTACTGCAGTTACTCAATTCCTGACGGGCAATGGCGGCACGGGTACGTACGCCGTGAACATCGGCCAGACGGCTGCATCAACGACGATCACTGTGGCCACTGGTACGCAGACCAAGTGGGTCGCAGCTTCGATCGGCGCACCGGGCGAACTGGTGAAGATGACTACCTGGCTGAACGGCTAAGCGCCGACTCTACCCGCCAAATCAGGCCGCCTACGGACGGCTTTTTCATTGCTCAAAGGAAAACGAATCATGGCCAAAATGGCATATGACATGTCGCCGCAAGATCAAAAGGCGGCACTCGACTATCACCGCACCCGCTGGGGTATCGACTTCCCGGGCGCACAGATGTTCGCGCGTCCGGAATGGAAGGAAAACATTAACCTCGCGATGGATGCCCAGCCCGCACTGGTCACCGTCCCGAATTCGGGCATTCCCGCTTACCTGACGTTCTTCACCGATCCGGACATTCTTCGCGTCCTGACCGCGGCGAACGAAGGCGCTGAAATCTTCGGCGAAAAGCAGAAAGGCGAATGGACGACGTCCACGCTGATCTTCCCGGTTGTGGAGCGCACGTACGAAGTTTCGAGCTACGGCGACTACAACAACAACGGTCGCGCTGGCATCAACACGAACTTCCCGGAACGCCAGCCGTATCTGTACCAGACCGTCGTCGAGTATGGCGAACTGGAAATCGAGCGCGCCGGCCTCGCGAAGATCGGCTTCGTGGCTGAGCAGAAAGAAGCGGCGATCGATGGCCTGAACAAGTTCGGCAACCTGACGTACTTCAAGGGCGTTGCTGGCCTGCAGAACTACGGTGCGTTGAACGATCCGGCGTTGTTCCCTGCTATCGCCCCGGCTCCGAAGGTTGCGGGCGGCAATGCCTGGATGAACGGCAACGTCGTCGTCGCAACAGCGAACGAAATCTTCACCGACATCCAGTCGCTCGTCATTCAGGCGATCAACCAGTCGGGTGGCCGCATCAACACCAAGTCGAAGTTCGTGCTTGCGTTGTCGCCGGCTCGCGAAGGCGCGCTCACTGCGACCAACACGTTCAACGTGAACGTTGCTGCGCTGCTGAAGAACAACTTCCCGAATCTGGAAGTCAAGAACGCTATCCAGTACGGCGCCCTGTCGGCACAGAATCCGCAAGGTTCGGCGCTCGGCGAAATCATGCAGTTGTGGTGCCCGGACGCAACCGGCCAGGATTCGGGCTATTGCTCGTTCAACGCAAAGCTCCGCGCAGGCCCGGTCGTTCGCGAACTGTCGGCCTACAAGCAAAAGCTATCGCAAGGCACCTCGGGCTTCATCCTGCGTCAGCCGTTTGCAATGGCGCAGATGGTCGGCCTGTAAGCAGGGCAGCACACCGCGCGCCTAGGGTCATCCCCGAAAGCCGACCTGACCGTACCGGTTGGCGCGTGGTCCTCTTTTCTTCGGTCACCTCTTAAAGGCGGTCAAGATGGCAGGCGATACCCTCAGCATCAAGAAGCACAACGATTCCCCTTCGAATGCGACGGTCACCGTGGCGAGCAAGATGCCCTTTGACTTCGTGCTGAAGCTGTACGACTTCGTGGAGCGCTCCGAGCCCGTTCTCGGTGGCGGCATGCGCAACTACAAGCAGGCCCAGGAACGTCGGACGGCAAAGACCTTCATCGCACAGGGAAATTCGTTCCCGCAGAACAAGGGCGCGCATCAGCAGATCGTCGGTGGTTACGCGATCACGCACGACGTTCCCAAGGCTTTCTGGGACGAATGGCTCGATCAGAACAAGGAAGCCGACTACGTTGTCAACGGCATGATCTTCGCGCATGGCGAGTCGGCCAGCACGACCGCTGAAGCCCGCGAAAAGGAAAAGGAAAAGTCTGGTCTCGAACGGCTTGACCCGAACAACCTTCCGAAGGGCCTCGAAACCTCGGATCATTTCCGCAGAGCGTCGTAATTATGGAAGGCGTCGTTGTTTTCGATTACATGGCCTGGTCGGCGCGTTATCCGGAGTTAGCCACGTCGGTAACGCAACCAACGGCGCAGATGTATTTCAACGAGGCGCAACTGTACTGCGACAACACGCCGTGCAGCATCGTTGCCGATGTGTGCATACGGGCCGTATTGCTAAATCAGGTGACGGCCCATATTGCCGCGCTGAACTCTTCGCTAAACGGCCAGCCGTCTTCACCGCTGGTAGGTCGGATTAATACCGCCACGCAAGGTAGTGTTTCAGTAGGAACGCAACTCGATATGCCCCCGGGGTCGTCGCAGTGGTTTGCGCAGACCAAGTACGGCCTGGCATTCTGGCAGGCGACGGCTCAATTTCGGTCAATGCGATATGTGCCGGGCCGGACACCGGTGGTTAATCCCTGGGGCGGTCGATATGGCGGTTTCGGGAGATTCTGATGGGCGCATTCTCTGGTGGTGCGGCGCTCGAGGCGAAGTTGCGAGAGATCGCAGAGAAGGTCGGCAAGGCGAAGACAGTGAATGTCGGATTCCTCGAGGGATCGACCTATCCCGATGGCACTCCGGTTGCGCTGATTGCCGCCACGAATGAGTACGGTGGCACCGTAACGGTTCCCGAGCATGACGTGACGATCCATCGCAAGATCGACAAGAACGGAAATTTCGCCGCTGGCTCTCTGGACGAAGAAGGCAATCGCGTAGGGGCGAGCCAGTTCGTCAAGGCTTCCAGGTCGAACTACGACACGACGCACCACGTCGACGAATATACGGTCACCATTCCTGCACGCCCATTCTTCCGCGGCATGATCGCGGAACACAAAGGCGAGTGGCCGACCGATCTGGGCAAGATCATTAAGGCTGCAAACTATGACTCAGAGGTCGCGCTGGGCCGCCTGGGAAAACATGTGGCCGAACAGTTGCAGGATTCAATCCGCGCGTTCGATGACCCGGCGAATGCCAAGTCTACGGTCGCAAAGAAAGGGTTCGACAAGCCTCTTATCGAATCCAAGAACATGTTGGACAGCGTCGACTCCGAGGTGCAAACGTGAACCTGAACAACATTGTGGCCGGCTGTGTCGCCGCGGTGAATGACTGGGTTACGCTTGCGATCCAGCCATCCCAGGGCTATACGACGAATGATGACGGCTCCCGCGTACCTGCGTATGGGCCGACTCAGTATGTGCTCGCACAAATGCAAGCCCTCCAATATAACGACCTGGTTCAGGTCTCCGGCTTGAACCTGACTGGTGAGCGCCGTGCCGTCTATGTGAACGGTGATTATGATGCCGTCCTGAGGGCGGCTCAGGCGGGTGGTGATCCGGTCACATTGCTGTCGGATAACAGCAATTGGCTCATCGTGTTCCAGTTTGAAGGTTGGGACTATACGGGCGGTTGGACCAAGTTCTGCATGACGAGGCAGTTATCGTGAGCGTCACGCTATCCCTCACCGAAGTCCAGATTTTCACGGCTCTACGATCGTTCCTCCTGTCGATCATGCCGGCTGGCATGGAGATCGTGAAGGCGCAGGACAACCGTGTACCGGAACCTGCTGGAACCAACTTCATCACCATGACGCCGCTGTTTCGCGAGCGCCTTGAAACCAACGTCGATACATATTCAGATGTGGCATTCACCGGATCCATTGCTGGAAATACGTTGACGGTCACAAATATCGGCCTCGGAACCATTGCAGTAGGGTCGCAATTGATGGGTAACAACCTGGCGTCCAATACGGTCGTGACTGCGCTCGGCACCGGAACAGGCGGGGTCGGTACTTATACGGTTATGCCTGCGCAAACACTCGCGAGCCAGACGATTTCGGCCGGCGTCGAACGTCTGTTGCAGCCGATCAAATTTACAGCGCAACTGGATGTGCACGGCCCGAACTCTGCGGATAACGCGCAGATCATCACTACGCTCTTCCGGGATGACTACGGAGTCAATGCATTCGCGGCATCGGGCTTCGATGTCACGCCGCTGTACGCGAACGATCCGCATCAAATGCCATTCGTAAATGGTGAGCAGCAAGTCGAGGAAAGGTACGTGGTCGATGTAGTGATGCAGTGCAATCCCGTCGTCACCGTGCCGCAGCAGTTCGCTGACGACCTGCAATACACGGTCAAGAACATCCCGGCGGATTTCCCCGCTTAACTCCGCATCAACCAGTTCATTCGAGCCTCCCTTCGCGGAGGCTTTCTTCATTTTGGAGCACTCATGCAGAGCATTCCCGCCAGCGCGGTCGTACAGGTCATTCCGTCCGTAATCTCGGCGGGCGGGTCTGCCCTCGACCTCATCGGTCTGTGCCTTACCTCGAACCCGCGTGTCCCGACCGGCCAGGTTCTTTCGTTCCCCTCTTCGGCTGCGGTGTCGGACTACTTCGGCCCGAATTCGGTTCAGGCTGGTCAAGCCGCGATCTACTTCGCCGGCTTCACGGGCTCTAACGTCCTGCCGGGCGCAATGCTGTTCGCGCAATACAATCTGGCCGCTGTCCCTGGCTATCTGCGTGGCGGCGACGTCTCCGGTCTGACGCTGACGCAACTGCAGGCGTTTAGCGGCACGCTAACGATCAAGTTTGCCGGCGTCGGCCTCACCTCGGCGACGATCAATCTTTCGGCGGCCACCAGCTTCTCGAATGCCGCGACGATCATCGCAGCCGGCTTTACGGCGCCCACGTTTGCTGTGACGTTCGATAGCGTATCGGGTGCATTTGTATTCACCAGCACGATGACCGGCGCAACCAAAACAGTCGATTTCGCTACCGGCACGCTGGCAGCCAATCTGGCTCTCACGCAAGCAACAGGCGCCGTGTTGTCGCAAGGTGCGGATGCGGTCACGTCACCCTCGGCATTCATGGGAGGCATCGTCGACCAGACGACGAACTGGGCCACGTTCTTTTCCGACTTCGATCCGGATGCGGGCTCGGGCAATGCCGTCAAGCTCGAGTTCGCGCAATGGGTCGCCACGACCGGTAACCGGTACGCGTACCTCTGCGAAGACACCGACATCACGCCGACTGAATCGACCAATGCGCCGACGTCGCTTGGCCAGTTGATCAAGGCCGCGCAGATCTCGGGCGTAGAGGTTAGCTGGGTGCCGAGCATTCCGGGCGGCCAGGCAGCGTTTGCTTCGGGAGCGGTCGCATCGATCGACTTCACCGCGACCAACGGGGAAACGACGCTCGCGTTCAAGTCCCAATCCGGTCTCACGGCAACGGTGACGAGCCAGACTGTGATGGATAACCTCATCGCGAATGGCTACAACGTATATGGCGCGTTTGCAACCGCGAACGATCAGTTCATCTTCTTCTATCCTGGTTCTATCAGCGGTCCGTTCGCGTGGGTCGACGCGTACGTTGGGCAGATCTGGCTGAACAACGCATTCCAGCTCGCGCTTATCGAACTGTTGACCCAGGTCAAGTCGATCCCCTACAACGCCGCTGGCTACGCGTTGGTTTCGGCCGCGATGCAAGATCCGATCACCGCGGCGCTGAACTTCGGCCTCATCACGCCGGGTGCCACGCTGTCGGCTGCGCAGATCGCGGAGGTAAATAACCTCACGGGCGTATCGATCGGGAACGTCCTGCAATCGCAGGGTTGGTTCCTTCAGATCCAGCCGGCCACTGCACAAACTCGCGGCGCTCGCCAGTCGCCGACGATCTTCTTCCTGTATGTGCAGGGCGGATCGATTCAGAAGCTCGTAGTTAATTCAGTCGAGGTCCAATAATGGCAGACATCACCAGCTCGAATAGCATTTTGATTTTGGGCGTCACGGGCTTTTTTACTGTGCCCCAGCAACTCGCCGGCTTCGCTGCCGACGACATGTATTCGATGGCAAACGTCGATACGAAAGAAGTCGTCATGGGCGCAGACGGAAAGTTGTCCGCTGGATACATTCCGCAAATCAAGGTGCTCGAGATAACCCTGCAAGCGGATAGCCCGAGCAACACATTTTTTGAGTCGGTATACGCTGCTGAGGAGGCCGCTCAGGCGCCGTTCTTCTTCTTCGGCAACATCACGCAACAGTCGGTAGGCAAGAACTATACGTTGACCACTGGCGTGATGAAGAACTACAAGCCTCTTGCCGATGCAAAGAAGACGTTGCAGCCGCGGAAGTTTGAAATTCACTTTGGGTCCGTCATTGCGGTGCCGATCTAAAATGCGCAAAACCAAAACTATCGTCATCGAGTCGGCGGGGCGTGACCAGGGCAAGATGTTCACAGTCACGGAGTTGTCCGCTTCGCAGGCTGAATCATGGGCCACACGCGCCCTCTTCGTCATGATGAACTGTGGCGTAGAGGTGCCGGATGATCTGCTGTCGGCTGGCTTGGCTGGCATTGCAGCGATCGGCATCAAGTCGCTTACTAAAGTCCCATACGAACTCGCCCGGCCTCTGTTCGACGAGATGATGGAGTGCATTTCCATCGTCCCCGATCCGAAGCAGCCGATGGTCAAGCGCGGCTATGGCGGCGTTGGCCCCATGATCGAGGATGACATCGAGGAAGTCTCGACGCGGCTTCAGTTGCGCAAGGCCGTTCTCGAGTTGCACATGAGTTTTTTTACGAGCGCCGCCACGCAAAAACAAGAGGCGGCGTAACCGTCGACGGCCTGCTCGACTATCCGAACGTCTCACAGAATATCGGCCTGATCGTATCGAGGAATATGGCGACGCTGCATGAACTGCAGACCGTGTATGGAAGTCAGGATCTTTACGACCTGATCGAAATCGTCGTTATCAATTCGCACAACGACCGCATCATGAGCGAGCGCAAGGAATAAGAATGGCGAATATTGTCGACGCTCTGGTCGTGACACTCGGCATGGACGTTGCCGGCTTCATCGCCGGCAAGAACAAGGCATCCGACGCCACGAAGAAACTGACGGCTGAGGAAGTCAAGGCCGGGAAGCAGATTGAGGAAATAAACAAGCGCTCTGCCGAGTCGTTCAAGAAGGTCCGCAATGAGGTGCTGGCTCTCCTGGCGATCTTCACTGCCGGAATGGGCCTCAAGGACTTCACCGAGCACACAATTGGATCCGCGGTGAACCTTGGCTACATGGCCAAGAATCTGCAGATGAGCACGCAGGAGCTTTCTGCGTGGCAACGCGCGGCCGAACGCGCAGGCGGCAGCGCCGAAGGCATCACGCAAGCGCTCCAGGATTCCCAGCAGCAGATCGCCGGATTCAAGATCGGCAAGGTCAGCGACCAGATACAGGCCTTCCTTCGTTTCGGCGGAAAGACTAGCGACCTGCAGGACGGCAATAGCTTCCTGCTGGCTCGCGCGAAGATCATCCAGGACCTGTACAAGGTCGATCCGGCTCGCGCACAACTGGTCTCCCAGATGATGGGCGTCAGTGGTGAAGAGTTCAACTTCATCAAGCAGGGCCCGCAGGCGATCCTTGCGCTCGTCGATGCGCAGAAGAAGAACTCAGCCATCACTGAGCAGCAGGCTGCGCAAGCTCTCAAACTTCAGAACGCATGGCTGGATTTCCGGGACCGTCTCCAGTATGTTGGAACGACGATCCTGCTGGAGTTGATGCCGACGTTTGAGTTGTGGCTCAAGAAGTTGCAGCAGATGGCTGACTGGGTTGCTGATCACAAGGCAGACATATCCAAGTGGGTCGACGATGCGGTTCTATCGATCCAGAAGTTTGTTGACTGGGCGGATAGCGCGGCTAAATCCGTCGGCGGATGGAAAGTGGTGCTTGAGGCCCTTCTCTTGCTGAAAGTCCTGTCGATGGTTAGTCCATTCTTGCAACTGGCGGCTGCGCTTGGCGGTCTTGGAACGTCTCTCGGCATCATCGGGACGCTCGGGCCTGCCGCCATTGCCGCTCTTGCTGGGTTGGGCATTGCAAAGGCATTGGGAGTGCCGGACACCGACGAAGCGCAGGGCTGGAAGGATGTCCAGAATGGTGACTGGCTGGCGGCCTCGGCGCATCTCCCGGCGGCCGACTTCATCAAGGCATTGGCGAACAAAGCCACAGGCAGTCTGTCGTCAGCACTTGGCAATTCCAGCGATCTGAGAGCGAAGGCCGGACCGGCGGCGGTTCAGGCAGCTCTCAAGACTCAATGGAAGTATGGCGTGCCGGCGGACGTAACGCTCGCGCAGTTCTCTCTTGAGAGCAGCAATGGAGCGCACATGCCAGCGGGCAGCAATAACCCGTTCGGCATTCATGCGGCGAACGGTCAGCCGTTTGTGTGGGGCATGGACTGGGATTCGAGCGGCAAGCGTGTTCCGACGAAGTTTGCCAAGTACGCGTCCCTGGATGATGCTTTCGAGGCCCACGGCAAACTGCTCGCTACCGGATCCGCTTACGCCGATGCACGCCGTCACCTTGACGACCCGATGGCCTATGCTGCAGCGCTGACGGGACATTACGCCACAGACCCGTTGTATGGCTCCAAGCTTCAGGCGCTGATGCGTGGGTCTGGCGGTTCTGCGAGCGCTGCGGCAATAGCGGCACAGTCCGCTGGCGCTCGCAGTTCCGGCTCGTATGCATCCCGTATGTCACAGATGACCTCGACTGCCGAGACCAACATCAACGGCCCGATCACCATCCAGACACAGGCAACCGATGCACAGTCCCTCGCTCGAGACTTCGGCAAGGAAATGGCGAAATACAGCTTCACGGTGCCGCAGGCAAACACAGGATTGACGTAAATGGCAAACGGTATCCCGTCGCTTCTGGGTCAGGTAGCCAACATCGCCAATACGGTGTCCCTGCTCGCCGCGGATGCCGCGATTGTCGTTGGGATGTTTCAGGGGCCGCAGTGGGGCGTCTTCAATCCGAGTGGAATCATCGCTCTTGAGCCTGACTCGATAATTAGCCTTGATTTTCATCGAGAATGGAAGATTCCCAACTATCCCCTGGAGCAGGGGGCTTTCCAGTCGTATAACAAGGTGGCGCTGCCCAGTAATACTCGCCTGAGAATGACGAAGGGCGGCACGGACGATGACAGGAGCAATTTTCTCTTTCAAGTGGACTTTGCGGCAGCGTCGCTGGATATTTTCAATGTGCTGATGCCTGAAGGGACGCTTATCAAGAGCGTCAATATCGTCAATTAATCATACAACCGCACCTCGACCAATGGCGTCGGCCTGCTCACCGTTGATATCGAGCTGGAAGAGGTTCGCGTCACTGCGACTGCGGCGTTCTCGAACAACAACACGGCCGCGCCAAGCGGTGCTGACCCGGTCAATGACGGTCAGGTGCAGGCTACGGCTGTTCCGTCTCCGCAGATCAGCGTATCAGCCCTGCAGTGAGTTATTCCACGGGCCTCGACTGACTGGGCTGATAGCAGGCTTGAATTACCTGCTGCGCAAGCATTGCACCGCGCGCATAGGCAAAGTGTTCGTCGAAAAAGACAAGATTGACGGCTTTCTTGATGAAGGCATCATCGACGCCGTCGTACCTGGCCTTGCGCAGGTAGTCGTAAGAATACTGCGCCGACCATCCGCTATCACGGAAAGTCGCGGCCATCTGAAATACAAGTCCCTCCATTCCGCATTCGTGCATCCTTTGCTGATCTGCGGTCACTTCAGCTTGAGCCGCGATGGGCAGCGCAAGGGCAATAGCAATTACGTAGCGAAGCATTGTTACCTCTATGTTTGTGGCCCGATTGGACCGTTAAGAAATGCAGACCATTCCGATTCAAGACACGTTCTCGCAGACCTTGACGGTCCAGCTTGGCGGCCAGAACACACAGATCAATCTGTATCAGAAGTCGGAAAACCACCTGTACTGCGATTTGTTCGTGAATAACGTCGCGATCGTTACCGGCGTGATTTGCCAGAACCTCAATCGCATCGTTCGCGACGCGTATCTCGGGTTTGTGGGCGACCTCTGCTTCTTTGACACGCAAGGGACCACGACTCCGCCGAGCACCGGGTTGGATCCAACTAGCCCCGGTCTCGGAACCCGATACCTCTTTTTGTACCTCTCGCCCGCCGACCTCGAATGACTTTCGACCGCAAACAGATTGTTCTCACGGTGAGCCTCGGTACAGGGCAATTCGGCGAGACGGGCGCAAACACGGTGACATTGACCGGCCTTCGGGTCAGGGCGGAAATCCAGCAGTTCGGTGGCGACGCCATGCCTCAGGTGCAGTTGCTTGTGTACGGTCTGCCGCTGTCGATGATCAACCAGTTGACGGCAATCGGCCCAATCAACTCGTCCGTGCTGTTCAGGAACTCAGTGCTGGTCGCGGTCGGTGATGAGGGCAAAGCGCTGACGACGATCTACAGCGGGAACATCTGGCAGGCTTGGGGAGACTTCAATCGCCTTCCGGATGCGGCGCTGAACATCTCCGCGATAGGCGGCCTCGCTGCGTCTCTGAAACCGATCGCCGCCTCCAGTTATCCGGGAAGCGCAGACGTCGGTACGATCATGCAGCAACTGGCGACGCTGGCCGGCGTCGGGTTCGTGAACAACGGCGTTTCTGTCCAGCTCGCCAACCCGTATTTCCCCGGCACGGCACTCAATCAGATTCGAGAGTGCGCCGATGCGGCTGACATTAATTTCACGATCGATACAGGCGTTCTGTACATCTGGCCGAAGGGCGGCACTCGAAACTCAGGAGTTACGCTCATATCTCCGGAAACGGGAATGGTTGGCTATCCGGCATTCTCGAGCAACGGCCTGATGCTGACGACAATCTTCAATCCATCGGTCGTGATCGGCGGAAAGATTCAGGTTCAAAGCTCCATTCAGGCCGCATGCGGTCAGTGGATCGCCACGCAGATTTCACATTCGCTTGAGAGCGAGACGCCGGGCGGTCAGTGGTTCACGCACATTCTCGGGATTCCGGCAGATGTCCAATAGTCAGGTCGGATACCGCGGCACGGCAGAAGCTACAGACAACGGTTCGGACTTCAACTCCAACACGTTCCTGGTCTGGTCGATCCTAGCCCGCGTGCGCACGATGCAGGTCTGCAAGGTGCTGAGCGTCACGAATGACGGCGGCGTTGCTCCGGTTGGCTTCGTGAGCTTGCAGCCAATGGTGAATCAGCTAGACGGGTATGGCAATGCCATGCCGCACGGGGAAATCTTCAACGTCCCCTACTTCCGCCTTCAGGGTGGAGCAAACGCGATCATTCTTGACCCGCAAGTCGGCGATATTGGATGGGCGGGCTTCGCCGATAGGGATATCTCGAGCGTAAAGGCTACGAAGGCGCAGGCCAATCCCGGCAGCCGGCGCAAGTTCTCCATGGCGGATGCGGTGTACATGGGTGGGATCCTTAACGGAACGCCCAGCCAGTACGTAGCGTTCTCGTCGAGCGGCATATCGATCGTATCGCCGACGAAGATCAGCTTGTCGGCTCCGACGATCGTCCTGCAGGCCACCGAAACGATAGGCCTGACCGCGGGAACCGAGATCACGAACTCTGCGCCCGCGATCGAGATCGATGGTCAGATGACGCAAGGCGAAGGACCATTGGGTGGTAATGCATCGATGCAAGGTCCACTAAATGTGACGCAGGACGTCACTGCGCAAGGCACAAGCGTTCATACGCATACTCACCCAGATCCTCAGGGTGGCAACACAGGACCGCCGAACTGATGAACAGTCTATTCCTTAGCGAAAACTGGGATCTCGCGATCGATTCCCTCGGGAATGTCGCCGTATGTTCTGAGCCGTATAGATTGGCCCAGGATGCTGCATGTGCGATAAAAACCTTTGGGGGTGAGGTTTATTACAACACGACGCTCGGGATACCCTATTTCCAGAATATATTGGGCCACCTCCCAACTCTGGCATACGTCAAGAGCCAGATGGCTGACGCTGCGGAGACTGTGCCGGGCGTCGTCTCAGCTCGGGTGTTCATAACATCCTTTGATAACCGCGTTTTGCGCGGGCAGGTTCAAGTAACCGACAGCGCCGGCAATGTGACAGCAGCCAGTTTCTAAGCGCGACCACTCAAGCTAACCAAGCCGCCCTCGGGCGGCTTTTTTTATGGCCGCTTCATGGCAAACACAAGCGTTCCATTCCCGACGTTCGGCCCGACCGGATTTCAGGCCCCGCTGGAAAGCGCTATCCTCGCGGGCGTGCAGGCCGACCAACAAGCGGCCTTCGGCGGCAATCTAAACAATGCGCTCAATACTCCACAAGGCCAGCTCGCCCAAAGCGAAACCGCGATCATTGGTGATGCGAATTCACAATTTCTCTTCCTCGCAAACGGCGTAGACCCCGCTTTCGCATCCGGTCGTCTTCAAGACGGCATCGCGAGAATCTACTTCCTGACGCGACTGGCTGCCCAGCCAACGACGCTGCAGATTTCCTGCTCGGGCCTGAACACGCCCATCCCGGCAGGAACCGCTCAGATTAAAGATTCTGACGGCAACATCTATACGTGCACTACCACGGGCACGATTCCGGCAAGCGGCGGCGCAATCACTCTGCCGTTTGCCTGCCTGACGACCGGCCCTATTCCGGTTCCGGCCAGCAATGGCGTCAAGATCTTTTCGGCCATCCCCGGATGGGATTCCGTCACATGCATCTCGGGCGTCATTGGCCGCGATGTCGAGTCGCGTGCGGCCTTCGAATTGCGCCGACAGCAAAGCGTCGCACTGAACTCGGTCGGCATGCTGGACTCGATCCTTGGCGCCGTGCTTAATGTGCCGGGTGTAGTCGACGCATATGTGATCGACAATCCGCAGGGCACTCCACAGACGATCGGCGGCGTCACACTCAACGCAAACAGTCTCTATGTGTGCGTCGCTGGCAGCTATGTGCCTCATGATGTCGCTCAAGCGATCTGGACGAAGAAGCCACCGGGCTGCAACTACACGGGCAACACTTCGCAAACGGTTGTGGATCCGAATCCGGTCTACGCAAATCCTCCGAGCTACACCGTCAAATTCCAGACGGCGACTAACACGCCGATATTCTTCGCCGTCTCGATCAAGAACAGCACTCTGGTCCCTCAGAACGTGCTGGCACTGGTACAGCAGGCGTTGGATAGCGCATTCTCGGGAGCGGACGGCGGGTTAGTGCCGCGTATCGGCGCCGAGATTTTCGCGAGCCGCTTTTACGCTGACATCGCACTGCTTGGGCCTTGGGCGCAGATCGTCACACTGCAGATCGGCTGCATCAATACTCCGGCCGCCACATTCACGGGGTCTATCTCGGGCAACACGCTAACGGTCTCGGCCGTCGCTTCTGGTGCACTGGCTATCGGTCAGTACATCACCGATGCATCGAGCGGGATCGTATCGGGTACGCAGATCACGGCCGGTAGCGGTACGTCGTGGACGGTGAGTATTGCCCAGACGGTGGCGAGCGAAGCGATGTTCGGTGTTGTGCCGAACCAGAACGATGTAACGATGAACATCGATCAGGAGGCGACATTCTCCGCGGCTAACGTGATTCTGACCTTGGTTTGATATGCAGAACGTCTCTCAAACCTATCTCAGTCAATTCGCCAACAGCCCAATCATTACCGGGCTGATCGAAAACTTTAACGAGTGCGTCGATCCGTCCGCAAACATCGATGCGTTTTTCGACCTTGTTTGGAACGTTGATACGGCCCAAGGCTACGGCCTGGAGGTGTGGGGGCGCATAGTCGGAGTTTCCCGAGTCCTCCAGATTTCATCCGGCGAGTGGCTTGGTTTTAACGAGGCCGGTGATGGCACCGTCGAAACGCCGTTCAATGTGGCGCCCTTCTTCAACGGCACCTCGACGACGGAAAACTTTGCACTGACAGATGATGCATTCCGTCAACTGATCCTTGCCAAGGCATACGCGAACATCTCGAACGGCTCGATTGCCACCATCAATCAGTTGTTGATGACCCTGTTCGGGGATTCTGGAGAATGCTGGTGTACCGATGGTCAGAACATGACCATGACATACACATTCGGCTTCCAGCTTTCTCCGGTTCAGTTCGCCATTGTCGCCCAGTCGGGAGTGCTTCCGCGCCCCGCTGGCGTGCTGGCCACCATTATCCAGTTGGGTCTGTTGAGTGATGGCGGCGTTGTCACTCTCAGCGCGGGAATCCCGGGATATCCGACATCGCCCTCCGGTCTTGCAATCGGAGCGCTCTGGAACAACGGGGGCGTCGTCTGCATTGCCGGAACGACCACCCCCAATCCGGCTGCGCCTCCAGTCTTCTTTAACAACATCTCGGCATCGCAACTTCTTGCGCTGGGCGGAGCGAACTTCCCCCTCTCCAATCCCGGTGTCGGCAGCGGACAAATCTGGAATAACGGCGGCGTTGCATGCGTCGCGTGATTAGCGAGAACTCATGAAAGCATCAAACGCCGCAGCGAAATTTCCCATCCCCTTCGGCAACGCCGCCGATCCGGCTGACATTCGCCCGATTCCTTTGGCGTCGCAAATCGGAATTCAGAACGGTGCCGCATCATTGCAGGACGGCTTTCCTCCGAACTGTTTCGTTCCCGTGGCGGCTGGCGGCGCACCGCCCTTTGGCCAGGATTTCAATGGGCTCCTCAACCAGATCACCGCCTGGAACCAATGGCAACAGGCCGGCGCCCCGATAGTCTACGACGCGACATTCCAAAGCAACATCGGCGGCTATCCGATGGGCGCGGTCGTCCAGGTCAGCGCCTCGGGTCCGTCGTTCATGTCGATGGTCGATAACAATACCGTTGCTCCCGCCGTCGGAGCTACCGGGTGGATGCCTGTTCCGACTTTCGGTGGAAATCTCACCAGTGTCACCGCGACTACCACCCTGACTGCGGCCAATGCCGGGCTCATTATCGTCAATGCATTGTCCGGCAATATCACGATCACGATGCCGGCCGTCGCCTCAGAAAATGGCGTCCCGCTTCTGTTTGAATTCGCCCGCGGCGACTCCACTGCGAACACTGTGACATTGACGGGTTCGGGTAGCAACGTATTCTGGCCCGGCGGAGCGCCGACGTTTTCGTTGGCTGGGAATAGTTCCGCCGTCTTTTCTGGCAATGGCTCGACTCAATGGTTATTGACCGGGGGCTCAAGTCTGGTAAGCAACCTATCGCCCAGTTCCCTGACCGCCAATGGCTTCAAGAAATACCCTGATCCCAATAGCCCGACCGGCTTCTTTATTGAGCAATGGGGCAGCGTCAACCTGGGGACCGCGCCCAACCAGCCGGTCACATTACCCGTTGCATTTCCAAATAGCTTTTTGAACTGCGTGTGCTCTTACGGAGCATTCCCTCCCACCTCTGGATCGTGCGGATCCAGCCCCTCTTCACTGACGACCATCGCGATTGGCAATTCTGCTGCGTCTGTCAATCAGATCATTTTTAAAGCGTGGGGATTTTGATGACCCAGTATGCGCAATACAATCCGGCGGCTCCGTCTCCGTCGCCCGTTATAGGCTGGTACGACACGGTTGCGTTTAATTATCCGAATCTCCCTCCTGCGACGAGCCTGATAGCAGTAACTGCCGCCCAATGGGTTGCGCATTACACCAACCCGAATGGCTGGGTTGTGAATAAAGGTCAATTGGTCGAATCAGCATGAATGAAATCTTTGGATTGCCTCAACCCCTGACCGGCGCTGAACTGGTCACTATTTACCAGATGCAGAACGGCCAGCTTGCCAAGTGCACGATGCCGCTTTCCGAGCTCGCATCTATTCTCAGTTCGACGGCATGGGCAACGGGGTTGCCTACATCTCCTCCGGCCACCGCTGGCGTCGTTTGGAACGATAACGGCGTCGTCTCGATCTCCAGCTAAAGACAAATGAAGAAAATCCTCTTGACGGCACTTCTCGTGCCGGCGATGGCGCTCGCCCAGACTTTTCCGTCGCCTACGTTTAACAGCCTGACGCTACAGAATCCATTGACGGCGGCTAATGGCGGAACGGGTGCGACGACGGCGACCGGCACTGGCTCTGTGGTGCTTTCGAACTCGCCTGCACTGACGACCCCTAATCTCGGCACGCCGTCTGCGGTGACGCTGACAAATGGAACGGGGCTTCCCGTATCGACCGGCATCTCTGGCCTGGGAACTGGCGTTGCGACGGGCTTGGGCAATGCCGCGACTGGCACGGGCTCCCCTGTTCTAGCGACTTCGCCTTCGATCAGCACTCCAGCGATCGCTGGCGGTTCCGTCAATAACGCCACGGTCGGCGCAACAACGCCTTCGACCGGGGCATTCACGACGCTATCGGCTTCGGGCACCGTCAGCGGCTCCGGCTTCAATACCTATCTGGCGTCGCCTCCTGCGATTGGCGGAACGACTGCGAACACTGGCGCGTTCACCGGCCTGTCGTCCACGAGTCAGACCGTGGGTCAGGCGCTATCGGGCACTGCGGTGACTAGCTATACCAGCGGTGCAGCGCCGGGCTCGCCCACCTTCAGCGGCTGGTTGAATTCGTTCTGGCGTTGGGGCTCGGTCAATTCCGTCGCCGGTTCGCATCAGGTCGGTTTTTATGTCGGATGCTTTATCAACCCGACCAACACATCCCTGGCGGAACAGGATTGCGCTCAGTTCCAGGCTATTGATGCAACTGGCGATGGTTTCACTAATGCGGTGGGATTGCGCAGAGATGGGGCTATCGCAGGCACCATCACTAATGGCTTAGCGTGGGGTGGCAACGATATCGCAACTATCAATCCAGGCGGTGACGGTCAACTGATCGGGAATGAGATCGACGTGGTGAACTTCGGCTCGACCGTAGCGAGCCCACTTCCTATTGGCACCACCAAAATGAAAGTCGGGCTGTGGCTAGCTAACTTTCAGAATCCCGCGACGGCCGCTATCGGCTTAAATGGCACTGGCTGGCAAAACGGCCTATGGGCGCAAGCCGCTAATTTCCCGGCCAATGCGAACTACATCTGGCTGGACAACAATTCCGGCTCAGCGATTTACAGCGTCAGCGGAACGGGTGTCGTTACATCCACAGGTAGCACATCCGGCTCGTTTGCGGCGTCCGGCATGGTCGGACAGACGATTCTGCACAGCTCGAGCGGCACATCGCTGACGACAGGCGTAACAGCCAACGCAACTTCGTTTAGCGTTCCGGCAGGGAACTGGAATCTCCAATGCTCGTTCGCATTCATCCCGGGAGCGTCAACAACAACTGCCGCCATCGCTGGCGGGGTTACAACCACGTCGGCGACTTTTCCGGCGAACTACTTCCAGACAACGCAATTGAGCACGAGTTTTACTGCCGGGCAAAGTCAGGTCATTTCCACACCTGTTTTTGCACAGTCATTTGCGTCTGCAACAACAGTGTTCTGCGTGGCGTTCTCGGCATTCGGCGTCAGTACGATGGGTGTGAATGGTACGTTGACCGCAACACGCATCAATTAGGCTATTTCCCGCGCGTCTGATGACCTGAGCGCCCGGTATTTCCGCTTGGCAAAAGAAAGCCAGGCGGAAACAATCTCATGGCTTCGGCGCCCCAATGCGATGCTCGGCTTTTCCACGAAGTACCACGACAAAGCCCCAAAAAGCAAAGCGGTTGGGATGCTGAGTGCCTGATTGGCATACACGCCGGCATGAGGGAAAAGACTTTCGTAGGTCTGCTGGATCGGCCAGCCGAAGACATACACGCCGTAAGAGAAGTCACCTGGAAGCCGGAGCGCCATCACTGGTGGAGTGGATATAAGCCACAGACAAGTGATCAGAAAAGCCGGATAGAAGGCAGCCTGGAATCCAGCATGACCATGAAATACGCACGCGATAAGGATGGTGCCGAACGCTACGCGCCCATCAATTCTGACATTCTCCTTGTGGAGCGCCAGAAGCGAGCCGAATGCGAAGAAGGCCGGGAGATGTCCAGAAGGCCCGATATTCGTCAGATCCACCAGCACGACCACATCGGGGCGGATCATGCTGCCGATAATGACGAAGAGCAGTATCAGGGTGGCGATGAGCTTATTTCGGAACATGCCGCATAGAGCTCCACCGAGAAGCAGGGCATACATCGCAAGCTCGTAGCGGATCGTCCAGATTGAACCGTTCGCCGCCGCATTATATGCATTGTGCGTGAAGACGCCCGGAATAAAGTAGCCGACATAGCAATAACTGAGGATGTGGGTGTACATCCAGCTG